GGCAGGGGCGACACGTCGGGCTCCGCGTACAGGTGCGGGCCGGAACGCACCCGCAGATCCACGACACCCGCCTGTGTCAGCGCCTCGCCCTGTACCCGGGTGATCGCGTACAACGGCATGTCCTCGACGCCCGGTGGCCCGTCGTCGTAGGACGGCCAGGCCGTGGAACCCTCCGTACCGGGGATGCGGTACAGGCGCACCGGGCCGGGCTCGGTGGTGTAGGACGACGTATTCAGGCGCACCGTGATCAGGTCGGTACGCCCCGCTACCGCGTTGCTGGACGCGGGGATCACGAGTGACTGCGTGGTGCCCGCCGGGATGGCGTGCCCGAACCCGCCGACCACCGCTTTCGACTCGATGGACGCCGAACCGACCTCGACCGAATCGGACGCGGGCGGCAACGTGAGGTCGTACGCGGTGCCGTTCGTGTCGCCCACGATCGCGGGCTCGCCGCCGAAGATGGCGCGCCAGACGGCATCGGTGAAGTTGAACCCGGTCAGTGGCCCGGCCTCCTGCACATCCGCCATGTCAGCGGCTCCTCTCGATCAGGGCGATACGGCGCAGCGCCTTGTTCAGGCGTGCGGCCGTCTTCGTGGATGCGCTCTGCGCGCCGGGGGTGCCGACGACGAGGGCGAGCGCTTCGGGTGCGTCGCGGGTGACCGTGGTGGTGGCCTCGCGGATGGTGTTGTCAGAGACGGCGGCGGGCAGCCCGGGCAGCTCGACACCGACGGCCGAACCCACGTCGTAGTCGGTGCGGTACTCGATGCCCGACCCCGGGGCCACGGTGAATTCGACGCTGGTCGGCGTGGCGCCCTCGGTGAGGCGGTCCGTGAGGGCGTCGGTGATCTCGTCCACGTCATCGGTCTGCCGCTGGTCGATGAGCACCTCGTACCGGCGGGACCACAGGGCGATAGCTGAGGTGTCGTTCAGGCGGGTTGCTTCCCGCGAGGTGAGTTCACCGGCAGAGAACGCGATGGCGTCCGTGGTCTGGGGGTCTTCCATCGAGTAGCCCCAGGAGGTGACGAACCCCGACGCGCGGGCAGTGTCCGGCGAACCAAAGATCACGTCCGCTGACACGTCCTGGACGTCGTCAATGACCATGAGCAGGCGGGGCGTGCCGGTGGATTCGTCGTGCACGATCCGCACCCGCAGCCCGCCGCCCTCAGCGAGTTCGGACACGACGTCACCGAGCACATCCATGCGCAACTTGCGGGTCGCGGTGCCGCCACGCCCCAGAGATGCGGGCAGCGCAAGCGACGTCAAGCGGCGGTAGGTGACGGGTGCGGCCGGCCCGAGGTTCGCCGACGTGTAGGCCAGGATCAGCGCTTCGCGGGAGGCGGTGCGCACGTCGTGCGACACGCCGAAGGTGCTCGGGGTCGAGGTGATGGAGTGCGCCGGGTCGGGGTAGCACAGCCGGGACCACAGCTCGCGGGTATCCGCGATGAACCCGAGCGTGATCGTGTCCTGCGGCCGGCCCTGGTCGTCATACTGTGCGGTCCGTGCGAACGTGCGCACCTGCCCGGAGGTGACCTGCGCGCCGTCCCGCTCCAGCAGGCACCCCATGCCGGGGGTGAACACCGACAGCTCATCGGCCGGGCCGGTCAGGGTCCACGTGTCGGGCGGGCCGTACCGCTCCACGAGCGACAGCTCAGACCACCGCGAGAGCGGGTCCAGGGTGCGCCCCAGATCCGCGTCACGCGGGTGGATGTCCCAGGCCACTACCACAGGCCCCGGTGCAGGCCGCGCCAGGTGAGCCGTAGCAGGGTGTCCGCGCTCGCGCCGGGCGCGTCCACGTCCACGAGCGTCACCCCGAGGGGGAACGGCACGAACCGTGACCCGCGTGCGAGCATGCCCGCCGCCAGGGCACCATCGAGCCGGATCGTCTTGTGCCGTGGGTCGGTGACGATGCGCAGCGTGGACCCGTCCGCGATCCCGTCCGGCACGTCGATGCGCAGCCCGTTGCCGGCCGTGATCAGGACGGAGTCTGCCGGGCCGGTCAGCTCGAACACGGGGAAGACCGGCACCGCCGAAAACATCTCGAACGGGGTATCGGCGTCGGCCACCGACGAGGGCGAGAGCTGCCGCGTACCCCACGGGTAGTCCGTGCCCGCCGCCGCGAGGAACGGCATCAGGGTGGTACCGAGCCGGAAGGTCTTGGTCTGGTCGAACCGGTCTTCGGCGTACGGCTGTGGCGCTACCGCGTCGATCACGACCACGTCAGTGCCGTGCCGCTCGGTGTCCTCACCTTCCAGGCCCGAGCGGTACGCAAGAGAGAGCTGCCGTGTGCCCGACCCCGAGGCGCAGCACAGCCGGAAGTTGCCGTCCTCGGTCATGGTGTTGGTGGGGTCGGTCAGGTCCCGCAACCGTTGGAGCGTGTCCCACAGATCCGCTTGCCGGTCCGCGATGAACGCGAGCGGCAGCGCAACGGGGCGGTCACGTTCGATGACGTCCACCACGCGCGAGCCCGCCACACCGGGGGTGCCCTGCGTAGCGAGGTCGGTCGGCGCGACGCCGAGCCCGAGCATGCCGCGTTGCCCGATCAGCTCGTGCGGCAGGTCGTCCAACGGGACCGGCATCACCTGCGCCCCGTCCCACGACTCCAGCCACAGGCGGCGTGACTCGTAGTCGGCATCCGGCGGCGGCTGCGCTGCGCCCACCGAGGCCAGAACGAAGAACGTCATGCCGTGACGCCCACGTTGTGCAGGTCGGCCACGTTCAGGGCGTGCACGACGTCCCGCACGGTCGGTGTGCGCTGCCCGTAGAAGTGCAGATCCACCGGCCGACGGTTCAGGCCGCCGCGCAGCGCGGCGGACTCGTCGGGCGTGAGCACCGCCTCCGGCTTGCCCGTGGTGTTCACACCGAGACCACCGGACGGCAGCCACCCGCCGGAGTCGAACGACTTCGGGATGACGCCACCGGCACGCATCGCCCAGTGCACGTGGTCCCAGTGGTCCCCACGGGTGGGCTCACCGAACAGGGTCTGTCGGCCCATGTAGAGCTGGCGTGCACCGGCCGGGGAGTAGATCAGCTCGGACGAGTTCGGGAACGACTTGGCCAGCCAGTTGAAAATTGCCATGGACGGGGTGACGTCGATGGCGCGCCCCTGCCCGTGGAACGAGGGCGTGCCCACGGCGGTGATGGCACCGGGCCGGTACGCGCTGTTCAGGGTCGCCCCGGGGAACGCGCCGGACAGGACGCGCCACATGTTCTGCCAGCCCATCGCGGGGCCGCCAGCGCCCCGCCCGCCGCCCTGCCCGGCCAGGCCGGACACGAGCGCCTTCGCCTTGTCGATCAGGGCTGTGACGGCCATGCGCGGCAGTTGCCCGGCGATCTCACCGAGGCTCCCGCCGCCGATGTTCTCCAGCACGGAACGCATGGGCGTGGCGATCATGTCGCCCAGTGCCTTGACCGGGTTGGCGATCACCGATGCGACCTTCGACGAGAGGCCCTTCACCGTGTCCCAGGCGTCACCGGCCCACCCCCACACGCCACCGCCCGCGAACGCCTGGCCGGTCCGCGCGGCGGCGTTCAGGCGTGCCACACCGGCCGCTCCGCCGACAGCTCGCGTGAACTCCGGGCGCATGATGGCCTCGCCGCCGGACAGCGACAGGCGCCCGCCCGTGGGTGAGTAGAACCGGTGCACGTCGCGGCCCGGGGTGTAGCCCGGCAGCACGCCACCCGTGGCGTACCGGATCGGGTCCACGTCGGGCAGCTTGAGGTCGAGACCGACGGAATCGGCGATCTTGTCCCACGTCTTCTTGATGCCCTTGGTGTAAACCTCGGTGATCACGAAGTTGATCGGCTTTGCGGCGGCCTTCTTGATGCCGTCCCACGCCGTCTTGATGATTGCCTTGGTGGCGTCGAATACCTTGCCGATCGCGTTCAGACCCTTTGTCAGCGGAACGAATGTCTTATCTCGGATCCAGTTCCATGCCGCCGATGCGGCGGTCTGGATCCCGGCCCATACCGGGTCGATCACGTTTTCCTTGACCCAGGTAAAGGCGGCACCCAGGAGTCGGAACCCGGCACCGATAGGTGCGAAAACCATGGTCTTGAGCCATTCCCACGCCGCCGATGCGGCGGTCTTCATGCCCTCCCACATGGGCAGGATGTCGTTCCGCCAGCCGAGTAGAAGGCCGTGCGCCAGGAACCGGAACGCGTCACCGATCGGACGGAAAACCTTGTCGCGCAGCCACTTCCATACCGCAGTGGCCACGGTCTGAATCGCGGCGAATACTGGCGCGCCCGTGTGCGCCCACACGAACTTGATCCCCTGCCACAGCAGGGCGAACACCGTCGCCCAGGTCACGAAAATGACGCGGATCACGGTCCACGCGACTTGGATAGCGGCCTTAATGCCGTTCCACACGGGGCGAATGATGTTCTCGTAAAGCCAGCGCATGCCGTCCGCGATGGCGGTCCACGCCTTGCGGAGAAAGGGGAGGGCGGTACCGGTGAACCACTCGACCACCGCAGACACGGCGGTCTTGATCGCGCCCCAGGCATTCTTGACGATGGCCTGCCCCAGCTTCGTCTGTGTGAAAAAATAGATGAGCCCGGCGATAAGCGCGATAACGGACGCAATGATCAGCACATAGGGGTTAGCGAGTACCGCGGCGTTTTGCTGCCATTGCGCAATCGTGGCGGCGCGGTTCGCGGCGGTCAGCGACATCATGAAACCAACGACGGCTTGCACGGCCGTACCGACCTTCATCGCGACGAAGAATGCGCCGACCGCGACAGCCAGCGACACGAATGCATCCTTGTTCCGGACGACGAACCCGACCACTACGCCGAGCATCTCGCCGAGCCGCTTCACGGCGGGAACAACGGTCGTCGCCATGAATGCGCCGATGGACGACAGCACGCCCATAAACCCGGATCCGGACGCCTCTGCCGTCTCGAAGCCCTTCCACATCGCCGCGAGGCCCTCGGTGGCGAATACCTGCGCGGTGCGCTTCGCGGTCTCCAGCTTCGTGGCCAGGTTGTCGTTCAGGGTGGCGCTCATTTTGTCTGCGGCACCTTGAAGGCCGCCGAGACCCTTTGCGCCCTCACCGAGCGAGCCCAGGAACTTCGGGATTTCGGTGGTACCGAGGTCTTCCAGCGGCGTGCCGAACAACGCAATAGCAGCCGCCGACTGCGCCGCCGGATCCTTGATCCCCTGCAATCCGGAGATGATCCGACCGAATGCGTCCCGTGCCCGATCGCCGCCCGCAAGCAATTCGTTCGTGGTCTCGTTCGAGTTCAGGTTCAGGGTCTTGTAAGCGTCCGTCGTCGTCTTCGACATATCGGTGCCACGGATCGTAAATTCCTTGATGGCATCGCCCATCTTGTCGATGCCGTACTGACCGTTCTCGGTGGCCGACACGAGCAGGCCCATAGCCTGTGACCCGGTAAACCCGAGGGCGGCAAAGCTGTCGCTGTATTCCTGTGTGGCGTCGGTGACCTCACCGCGCAGCGATGACGGCACCTTCTGCAATGACGCGGTGATCAGGTCCATGGCGGCATCGGCGTCCGATGCAAGCCCGGTCTTCATCAGGATGCCGACGTTGCGCGCGGCCTCCGATGCGTCCAGGTCGAACGCGCTGGCCATGTCCAGCACGCTCGCCGTGACCGACTCCAGCAGCTTCGGGGAGGCGGTTGTCATGCCCTCGATGGACGACATGACGCCCTCGACGGCGCCGCTCACATCGGCCATGGATTCGCCGTAGGCGCCCGCGAACAGCTTGCCCGCCACGGATCCGGCCTTCGCCGATTGCTTGCCGGACAGGCCCAGGGATGCGGCGACCTTGTCGCCGAGCTTCTCGCGCTCCAGCGTGTCGCCGATGGACTTTGCGATCAGGGCGCCGACGCCGAGCGCGGCGAACCCGGCCAGCAGCGAGGTGCCGAACCGCTTGCCGCCCTGCGCGCCGCCCTTGTCCGCCTCGTCCCCGAACCGGTCCCCGAACCCCTTGCCGCCATCGCCGCCGGCCTGCGTCGAAGCCTTGACGTACCGGCCGTTCGCGTCCCGTAGCTTGCCGTCCGCGCCACGGGTCACGCCCTCGGCGAACTCCTCGCCGTACTCGCGCCCCGCCTTCTCGCCCACACCCCTTGTCTGGGCGGCGAGCTTGCGTGGATCAATGGTCGGTAGGAGGGACACATAGGCGGCAGCGAGTTCGGCCATACGTCACACCCCCTCGGATTGATCTGCGGGTTAGCTCGCCTGCCCGGTGCGGCGCATGTACGCCTGCGCGCGTGCGGAGAGGCGCTGTTCATCGGCGCGTTGTTCATGGACCGACGGGGGCGCTTTGATGGGCTCGGGCTTGTTGCGGCCCTTGGTGCCGTCGTCGGTTTTCTGCCACGCCAGGACGCGTAGCCGGAACTCGACTTGCGCGAGCATGTGCACCTCGACGGACCACGCGATATCGCCACCCGTGGCGCGCCACAAAGCGCAGCCCGGCGGGAGGTTCGCGGTGAGGTCCGCGAGATCCATGAGGGCCATATCGGGGTGGCGTAGATCCACGCCGTACTCAGCGCGTAGGGATGCCCTCAGCGCGCCCTCAAATTCGTGGGCGCTACTGAGGATCAGGAGTTTGGGGCGATGGCCTCGAAAACGTCCTCGACGTACTGCACACCTTCGGACGCGGAAACGCGCCCCGTGTCGGGATTGCGCAGGCCATCCATGGCGGCGCGGAAACCGTCTTCGCCGAGCAGGCGGCGCAGCATCTGCGGGAAGAACGACGGGTCTTTGGTGTCGTCCATGCGGCGCATATCGCCGAGTAGCTCGAAGTCATTCAGCGCATCGTCATCCACGGTGACGGTAAACCCGCGATGCGTGATTTCCTTGCCGTCCTCGACCTGCTTCACGACCGGCTTGGCGGGCTTGTCCGCCTTCGGCTTATGGTCCTGCGGTTCGGGCCGGTCATGCGTTTGTGTGGGCAGGTTCGCCTCCGTCACGGAGGCCGGCCGAGTGACAGCCTTACGGGTCGAGGTCTTGCGCGTGGTCGTGGTCGTCATCGCGCGTACCCCTTTCTGCTAGCGCGGATAGAGCGCGGATCAGAAAGGCACCGCCCCGGTCGTCCGCGCAGAGCAACCGGGACGGTGGCTATCAGGAAACGGCGGCGGCCGGGTCGTTCGTGATGATCGTGTACGAACCGATGATCTCGACGTTGAACGTAAAACCCGTGATGTCCGAGTTCGTGTACGTGAATTCGGAACGCTCGCCGATCTCCCCGCGAGGGATCACGTAGCGGTAGTGGATGGCCGTGTTGTCCTTGTCGTACAGGTCCAGGACAAAGGCGCGTGCCTCGACGTTGCGCCCGGGGCTAGCCACCATTGTGGTCAGGCTCGCGGCCGTCGCCGCCGACGTCAGGTTGTGCTGGAGTCCCAGGGTGAGCGCCGTGGTTTCCAGGCACTGGAACTCGAACGAGAGATCGGACTCCGTGATGGTGGTGCGAACCACCTTGCCACCCTGGTGCCCGCGCAGCTTCTCGACCGAGTCCTCAGGGGAGAAAGGAATGCCGTCGGTGTGCAGCCACCCGGCGTCAACCAGCTCCGCATCAGGCGCCGCGAGGGTCGTCGGCAGCGTCGCGTCGAGTGGGCCAATGAGTACCTTGTCATCGTCGCTACCGAAAATGCGTGCGTTAGCCGCATCGAGAGCCATATCAGTTCACCTTTCAGGGGGTCACGCGGTCGGCAGTGCTCGACCGCGAATGGTCAGCTCGGCTGTGAAATAGGCGGCGGGGCGCCGTGACTCCTCGGTGACCGAGTACGGCCGTGTGGGCTCGGTGCGCCGCACGACGGGGGACCGCCACCCGCGCACCAGCGCGGCGGCGAGTAAGGCGAGGTCGGAGGTCTCCGCCTCGGTAGCTGCCCAGACCCGGACGCCGATACGGGCGGTGGCCCGCACGTCCTGCGTGGTGGGTCCGCCGTCGTCCCGCACGACGATCAGGCGCTTGGACGCCGGCCAGGGGTCGGACGTGGTTTCGGTCGGGACCCGGTTGCGCACCATGACGCTGTCCGCGTACGCCTCGGGGCGCGCCAGTAGCGCCGATGCCATGTGACCGATGAACTCGGCCTCGACGTCGGCGTGCAGGATGGCGACCACTACCCGCCCTCGCTCCCCAGAGCGCGCACGAGGTTGCCGGTCTTGGACTCGATCACCAGCGCATAGGCCACACGTGCCACCACACGCACCACAGCGCGGTCTGTGGTGGCGTCCTCCACGCCGATGGACTTCCAGTAGTCGCCCGTGTTCACGGGCGCTGTGGAGCGCGCACGGGCGGCAATCGGATTGGCGCGCTCGCGCAGCAACGCCCGGACCTGGGCGGAGTGCAGGAGCTGGTCTATGCCGCGGCTGTTCAGCTTCACCTTGACGCGTGTTGCCATGGCTCAGCCCTCCACTCGTTCGAGCTCGACCACGAGGCCGCCGAAGGTGGAGCCCCACGGGTCACGCCAGCTCGGGGGGACGCCCAGCACCATGTACTCCTCTGCGCGCACCACCACCCGGTCGGTGGCAACAAGGTCCGGCCACGCGTCGGGAAAGAACAGCTTGGGCGTGGTGATCGTCTGTTCCCGGCCGACCTCTACCGGCTCACGAGAACCGCCCGGATCGAAAGCCGCACGGTCATCGAGAACGACATCCACGAGGCTGAACACCGGATTGCCGTAACGGTCCGTGCCGGTGTATTGCTCACGTCGTCGGGTCACGGGCTCGCCGATGAACTCCACGCCTATTCCCCGTCGATCACGTCGAACAGGGGATACCCCGCGATGTCCACGCCACAGGAGCAATACAGCGCCCCGAAGTGGTAGAAGCACCACGGGGCGTGGAGCCCGGCGTAACCGGACGTCGGCGCGGTATCGATCGAGAACGCCTTACCCTGCTCACCCGTGGCGCAGATGCCCTGTAGCTGTTCCAGTTCGGACGGCCAGAACATGGCCCGGCGTGCCGCTGGCGCAAGAGTGGTCTGCATTCCGAACGGGCCGATCGTGCGCTGTTCGGCCTGCGTCGTCCCGGCCCCGGCCTCCTGCCAGCGCAGGATTGCGCCGCGCAGGATGGCTTTCACCGCCGACACCTTCGCTTCCCGCAGCGCGGCCTCCGCGGGCGTTTCGCCCTCGGGTGCCGTGGTGATGTCCACGAGGCAGGGCGCGGCGAGGATGGCCATAGCCTCCGCATCCGCGATCATCTCTGCGGCCTTGGCCGGATCGATGACCGTGAAAGGCGTCAGGTCGGCGAGTGTGATGAACATTCCTCACCGCCCCCTTGTGTCATTCCTGCGTGGTCTGCGGGGTCGCCCGACGGGTACGTGTCTTCTTCTCGTCGGTATCGGCGGGAGTGAATCCACGGGCCACGCTGAACCCCTGTGCGATCAGGCGTTGCGCCTTCGCATCGGACACCACGACGGTGGCGCCATTCGGCGCGGTCAGGCGGGTTACCGTGCTGGTCATCAGACGGCGTCCACGATCTTGGCGAAAGCGTTCAGGTCCGCGATGCCCCAGCCGTAAACAACCTCCGCGCGGAATGCCACGTTGTTGTTGCGCTTGAGGTCGCCCTGCCCGTCCGGGTCGCCGTACTCGATGAGCTGGAGACCGATGTTGCGCTGAATGCCCCACCGGATCGCGGAAAAGTCACCGACAAAGCCCTTCACGTCGGTGTCTGCGGCGGCGATACCCACGGCGCCGACGGTGCGGGAGACCGAGGAGCGGTGTCCGTCCAGCTCGCCAACCTCCGTCGAAAGGCGGAAGTTCGGGTAGAGCTTCTGCTCCGAGGTCGCGTTGCGCAGACCCGAGAATGCCGAAGCCCACGCCGGGTCCAGGGCAACATCAGACGGCACGTAACCGTCGGCCAGGACCAGAACATCGGCGGCGTCAAGGTAGGTGTAAGGCGCGGCGGCCGCGATCTCGACAGAGTTCGTGGTGGCGGACAGCTTCTGCGTCATCGCCGCCACGGCGGCGCCACCGGTCGGGTTGATGGCGTGGAACACGCCAAAGTCCAGCGCACGAGAAAGTGCGGGCTGAATGAGGTTGAGGATCTGCTGAACGACGCCGAGCTGCGCGTCTTCGTCGGCCCACATGACCTCTTCGGTCCACCGCACCGTCTTGTGGAACTTGAACGGCGCGGTCGTCACGGTGGTGGGCGTGAATGTCGAGGCGCCCTTGTTGGCGCCCTCACCGACGTACTCGGCCTCGCCAATGTCGAACGTCATCGAGGTGCCGTTCCCGAACTTCATCGGAATGGAATTGCTCAGCACTGCGACGGTAGAACCGCCCTGCACCTTGCCGAGCCACGGGTCAAGGATCTGATCGGGGAGGTTGAGATCTCCGGTATCGAGGATTGCCATGCGTCAGCCCTCCTTTTATGGGCTTTACCCCGACTTGAAAAGCGAGCGCGTGAATTCGCGCAACGACTCGTCATTGCCGGGTTGATTGGTCGTGCGCCCCTGCAACGGGGCGCGATTGCCGTTCTTCTTCCGGTCCTCGGTGCGCACACCGAGGCGCTGAATTTGAGCGAGGAGTGTTTCCGGGTCCGATGCGGTGAGTAGGACTTTGTCTTCCGCGCTCACCACGCCCAGATCAACCAGAGAGTCACGGAGCTGTTCGGCGACCTTTGCGGGTACCGATGCCACCTCGGCCTCTGCCTGGGCGATACGGTCGGCCGCCTTTTGCGCCTCCGTCTTCCCGGCCTCTTCGATCTCCGCGAGCCGCTTTGCGGCGGCGGAGTTCTCCTTGGCGCGGGCCTCGTTCTTCTTTGACAGGGCCTTCCACTTATCGACCTCGGCGGACAGATCGACCGGTGCACCCTCCGTTGCGGGGGGATCGGCCGGTGGCGGCGTGGGGGCGCCAGCATCCTCGGACATGGGTTCTCCGTTTCGGAAAGGAATCGGCATCCCGTTTCGGGGGCCGTACCCCGCACGCGGCGGGGGAATCTAGGTGTATTGCTCGACCGCGCGACGAATGAGCGCGTTGTGTTGCGCTTTCTCCTCCGGCGTCATTGCCGTGGTGCGCTTCGATGCCTCGTACTGCGCCACATCGACCTCTGGGGCGTTCGGGTCCCAGCTCGGGACGGACGCGCAATTGCAGTCACCGTGCGCGGCGAAATGCGCGGAGCGCTCCGTGTAGACGGCGCCCGGTCGGCCGGCCAGCATCTGGCAGAACTTGCAGGCACCGCTGCGGGTTACCCGGCTCCACCCGCGTGCGCGAGGGTCGCGGTCCGTGGCGGTGACGATGGTTTGCCGCCCGGCGGCCAGCACGTATTTGCTCGCGCTGCCGGTCAGGGTGACCAGCGCGCCGCGCGGGTCGGCGGTGAACAGGGCACCGGCCGCACGGCGCACCATGGGATCCACGGCGTCCGTGTACGGCGATTCCTGCGGCTCGGCGCGGTACCGCCCCGGGACGCTTTCCACGGCGCGCATCTCGTCGTACCAGTCCGCCGCAACGTCGGCCGCCGTCTGCCCGTACTGGGCGACGAGCGTCGGCACGAACGTGAGCAGCGCATCCCGGGCGGCCTCGGGGCGGTTGAGGTTCAGCGAGTTGAAGTAGCCCGTAAGTACGCGATTGACCACGGTTCTGATGCCCGTTTGCGCGGTGCGCAGCTCGGCGGCCTGGACGGCGGAAACCACCGTCTACCGTTCCTCGAACTCGTCCGCCGCCGACTCGGGCTGGCGCAGCGAGACCGGGGTTGCCCCGGTGAACGTGATGCCCGCAAGGCCCAGGCGGGCGGCTGCGTCTTCCGGGGAAACCCCGGCACGCACCGCGACGCCCAGGGCGTCGAACTTCGCCTTGAGCACGTCCGCCTCTTCGGTCGCCGCGGGCTGTGCGGGCTCGCCGGGCTCGTCCTCGTCCGCCTCGGGGGGTGCCACGCTCGCCAGTGCGGTCATGGTGTCGGCCACCCGTGCCCGACGGCGCTCGGCTATCACGCGGTCGATCTGTTGCTGGTCCAGGCCGAGCAGTTCCAGACCGACCTCTGTGTCAGCAAGCCCCGGCATGGCGGCAATCTGTTTCGATCCCGCGTCGGCCATCGCGGCGCGTGACTGGTAGCGCGGATCACGCCACCGGGTGTCGATGGTGAGCCATTCCGGCGGCACCTCGGATAGCCCGTTCTGCATCGCCAGGGCAATGCGTGTCACGTACCGCAGCGCCGGGGACCATTCATCGGTGGCGCCCTCCGCCTCCGCGATGAGTTCGTACTGCGCGGAGTCGTACGCCTCGGCCGACGTCGGGTTAGCCACGTCCGTGATAGCCACCGACGAATCAGGCAGTGACGTCTCACGCGCGAATAGCTTGCTATACGTATTCAGTGCCGCGAGGTGCGGTTCAGGGGATGCGGCGTCGAACTTCTTCACGTCCGCGCGGGAGAGTTGCGGCGCGTCCGAGTTCATCAGGTCCATGTCGTCGGGAATGCCCTTGATGCGCCCGAGCATGATTTCCCATTGCGCCTTTAGGGACCCGTCCGCGTTGGTGAAGACCGATTCATCCGCGCCCAGCATCCAGAATTCCGGGAACGAATAAACGTCCATGTGCCCCTCTAGGCGCACCAGTTCGCGCGCGGCGGCGTCCTGAATACCGCGCACCGGGCGAGAGATCCGGGACCGCCCGAAAGGGCGCTTCAACCGGGGGCGGTACGGCAAGGGCGCGGCAGGGACCGGGAATGGGTGCTCTGACACGTCGGAATTCCACGCGCCGTCCTCATACCAGCCCGTGACCGTGCGCCCGTCCAGGTAGAGCGTGAGTGCCTTCGGTGCGCCCTTGTCGTCCCGGTCGTTCACCCACACCATTGCGTCGAGTAGGCGTGTGCGGGTATTCCATTCGCCCGTGGCGTCGGCGGCGTCCGCGAAATGCACCAGGGCTTGCGGCTCGCCCTCCTCGCCACGGGAGGCCACCACGAAACTCGTGGCGTGAATCAGCGACGACGTGACGCCCTGGTCGGTCTCCGAGGCCAGCCGGTTGCCGTCCCACAGCTCCCGGTACCCGAGGGAATCCAGGTCGCCGTCTGCCCACACCAGGCCATCCAGGTTGCAGCGTCGTGCCAGGGCATCGACCGCCTTGGACGTCCACCCCAGGACCAGGCCCAGCCGGTAGTACTGCGGCGGCACCACACCGCCATGCGCGCGGCGCATGTTGCGCGACGCGTCATAGTACGAATCCACCAGGCGGTTGAACCGCTCGTACCCCGCGAGCTGGTACAGGAGGCGGGCCAGGGTGTCGTTCTCGTCGTCGGACAGGTCGGGCAGGGTGATGCGCCGAGCAACGCTCACAGCATGACCGCCCTTCGTCCTGTGCTGGTGCGCCGTCCGCCACTGGTGCGGCCTTGGCCTGTCGGTCTCCTGGTCGTGGTCGCTCCGTACGCCGCCAGCGCCACGGACTCCACCGGGGTCACGTCCCCGCCCGGGGTGGTCGGGGTGAAGCCCCAGCCGCCCGCGGTGGCGGCGCCGATCTGGCGCCGCCCGCCGAGCGCCACGGCGAGCGTGAGACCCGGCTGCCCGAGGTGGGTGAGCGTGCCCTCGTTCACGTGCCGCAGCAGCGTCGCGTTGGCCGCAACCGCCTGGTCCGTGGTCAGGACCCGGACCCGGGAGGAGGGCACGCCGCGCCCGCGCAGCATGTTCACGAGGTCGCCCGTACCCGCCTTGCCGTCCAGCACGATCAGGGACGCGGCCCGCCAGCGCTGCACCAGCCACTCCACCAGGGGGGTCATGCCCTGTGCCATGGGCGTGGGCGGGAACGCCTCGACGTGCACGCCCCCGTCGTGGCACAGGGCCACCCCCACGCCGTACCGGGACCCGTCGGCGGAGAACTTCACGCCCAGGCCCAGGTTCCCCACCTCGGGTGCCGCCGGCCGGGGGATCGCAAGCGGGTCCCAGGCGCCGGCCGGGATGACCGAGGGCACCAAGCCCACGTCATCCCAGATCCCGAACACCTCGCGCTCGAAATCACCCGGGCCGGTCAGCAGCTTGCGCAACCGGTCGATCGCCTTCGGCCCGGTGCGCAGCGGATAGGACGGGTTCGCCTTGCGGCGTTGCGCCTCGTCGTCCCACCTCGCACCCGGGTCCGCGCCGAACTCGATCCACAGCGAACCCGGCGCGTCACCGCGCAGCGCGTCCCGGCGCATCGTGGTGAAGAACTGCGCGTCATCGGTCGGCTTAGGCGGCGTGCCCATCGCGATGACCTGCGGGTTGGCCGCCTGGTTCATCGTCGGCGACAGGTCCGCCATAGCCCTTTCGGACAGGATCTGCGCCTCATCGAGCACCAGGCGGCGCACCTTCGCCACACCACGCACCGCGCCCGACTCACGCGCCTTGAACATGATGCGAGAGCCGTTGCGGAACCAGATGCACTCATTGCCCGCGCCGGTCGTGATCGTGGCAGGGTCCACGTGCGGCCACATCTGCGGCATCTCCGCCATGGCCTTGAGCGCCCAGAACGCCTCACGGGTCACCGTGAAGTGGTGCGCCGTCCACACGGCCAGGGTGCCCGGGTTAATGATGCAGTCGGCGAACAGGATGCCGCCCACGTCGTAGGTCTTGCCCGCCTGCCGACAGATCGACATGCCCACGACGTCGGCCGCGTACAGGCCCGCTGAGTCCTTCGCGAGGATCGCCGCGTTAGCGTCCGCCTGCCACGGGTCGAACTCGATGCCGACCGCCCGGCACACCTCCCGCACCGACGGCCAACCGGTCGAGACGATCCCCTCCGGCAGGATCAGGTGGCGCGCGTCAGGCAGCAGGCCAGGCCGCGTCAGGGGTGACTGCGGCGGTGCCGATGCCGTCATCTGTCCGCTTCGCGTCCAGGGAAGCAATCTCTTCGGCAAGCGAGATCAGGCGCAGCGACAGGGACGCGAGATCCCGAGCCGGAACGCCCGTATCGATCTCCGCCGCGATCTTGTCCCGCAGCGCGACGAGCAGCGCACGGCGTCCGGTCTTTGCCGCCGCCGTCATCGAGGATCGCACCACCACGCGTCACCCCCATTCAGGTATAGGCATTGCATCGTGTTCGCATGTGGAAAGCGATTGTGTGTATATGCCCGCTATGCCCGGAGGTACGGGGGGAAAGCCGGAGGGGCGGGGGACTCCCCCACCCCTTTACCTTCCTTTACCAAATGCGGCTCATCGGGAAATCCTGGGCATCGGCAAATCCCGTGCGAACTCGTGAACCGTCGCCTTTGCGCTCATTGCACTCACGGCACAGAACGCGCAGGTTCTCCACGGCATCGGTCCCACCGAAGCGGCTGGAGAGAATGTGGTCGGTCTCGGCCGACTCCGGTAGACGCGGCTCGTCATAGTTCAGCTCGCGCCCACAGGGATGCCATGTGCCTTGCGCATCCTCATACCCCGGGCAGTGCGTCATCCCATCAGCAAGTGCTTGCGTTAGCACACGCTTTCGGTTGCGCAGATAGGTGGCCGTGCCGGTGCGAGATGTGGCCATCGAACCCCCTGACCGTGGTACTTCACCCGCCGTTTTCGATGCGCGAACCGTGGCTGGTGAGGCACCGTGGTGAGCACCCAACTCAGAGGAGCCTCAAAATGGCGAACACAGCAGCCCTGATGACCACAATCACGGTCGCGGGCAGCGCGGGCATTGTCCTGGGCGCGTGGCTCATGGACCGACACCACGGGATCCGCGAGGCCGACGAGAACCGGCGCGTGGTCGAATCCGAGAGGATGTGGGACGAGCGCCGCGCCGCCGAGTCGAGGGCCGTGGCTCTTCGGTGAATGGGTGCGACCTACCACCCGTCGCACGAATCCCCATCCTGAACCAGAACCTATATCACTACCCCGACATTTGCGCAGTGGACATCGCATCTCCCGTGGCGTCGATGTCGCCGAGGTGGTAATGCATTCGTCGCCCCCACCACACGCGCCGCCATTGGTTCCGATGGGCCAGGACGCGCACATAGGGCACGGAGATGGGGCGGCCCACCAGGGCGGTGAGGTACACGGCCGTTTCGGCGGCGTCGAGGTGCTGGATTGCCATTTCCCGTTCTCAGCCTTCCGCGTCGTGCGCCGGTACCCGCATGCCTGCCCCGTGAGCGTGCGCACCTGCCCCGTGGGCGGCCTCGCGGCCGAGAGCGGGGGGATTGCCTGCCGGTGCGCTCACGGGGCGTGTGGTGCCTCCTGAGAGCACGTGCATCAGGTCGTCGGCGGTGGCGTCCATCCGGGCACGGCGGCGCACCGTGCGGAGCCACACCGATGGCGGGGTGCGGTGGTCGCCGTCGGCGGAGCACACCATGTCGCCCAGGCTGCCGGACGGTAGCGGGCGAATGGTCCAGTGCCCGAGACATGCCACGTGCCGCCCCTCGTCGTCTACGACGCGTTCGGGGCACTGGTAGGCGGGTAGCTGGACGGTGCGGATCCCATCGGGGTAGGCGGTGCGGGTGACCTCGCGGCGCATCAGCGCGGCACGCTCGGGCACGCCGCGAGAGACGGTGGGGTCAGGGTGTTCGGTGAAGTGCCCGACGCGGCCGGCCACGGCGGTCAGCACCATGGGCGTGTCCCGGTCGCGCGGCATGGTGAACCCGGTGGACTCCACGGCGAGCAGGTTCGCCAGTTCCCACGCGTACCCGGTCACTTGCGCCATGACCTCGGACACGCGCTCATTGATGACCAGGCCGACCGAGCGGGTGGCCGCACGGGGCTGCCCGTCGTTCACGGGCTGGTCTCGTCCGAGCCGGTCGAGGAGGTCCGTCCAGGCGTCGGCGAGCCATTCGAGGTCATCCCGTAGGGCGATGGCGGCGTGCGGGTCGCCGACGAACCGGTGCCGGGTCATGTGGTCGCTCCGATCGGGTCGTACACGACGGGCACGAGCGTGGTGGCGACCCACCAATGCCGGAGCAGCACACCGGGCGCCGATTCGAGGGCTTCGACGCGTACGGGGTTGATCTCGCGCCGCACCTCGACCCACGGGCGGGCGGTGTCGGTGACCTTGACCCGGTATCGGTGGGCGGTGCGGTCGCAGCGCAGAATCATGCTGGTCAGCCCGAGCCCGTACGCGTCGGGGTGGTCCAGGTCGGTCATCCACACGAACCCGTCGAGGCCGGGTCTTAGGGCACCGTTCCACCCGAGCTGTCGGCGGTGGTGGTCACACGTGTAGTGCCACAGCTTCATGGCAGTGCCTCCGTTTCGGGCGGCCAGCTGGCGCCGTCCATGGCGGTGAGATTGGCTTTGGGGATCACGTCAACGGGATGCCCCAATTTCCGAGCACCCATGGCGGCCAACACGAGGGCGTCGGCCTCGTCGTTGCCGGTGACGTCCACCTCGGGGTAGCGGCGCACGACGGCGACCAGGACGGCGTCTTTGCCCGCGTTGCCCTTGCCGGTGGCGTACCGGGCGCGGGAGGTGGGCGGCACGATCGCGAGGGGCAGCCCGGCGCCCATGATGCGGTGCACGACGAGCCACCACAGCCCGGCCCGGTCGTGCTGGTGCGGGGTGGTGGAGCCGTAGGACGGGCCTTCCAGCACCACGAGGTCAGCACCGCCCGCCCAGCTCCACACGCCCGCAGTGATGGCCATGAGCCGGTGATGCCGGTGTTCCATGGTGCCGTCACCGGGCCGGGTTACGTACCGGTCCACGTGCGCAGTGCCGTCCACGATTGCGGCGAGCCCGGTGGACGTCAGGGAGAGGTCGAGGCCGATGACCTTCACGAGGCACCACCGATGTCCAAGACGCCTTGGGCGAGCCGGGTGCGTAGCGACAGGTCGAGGTACTCGGCCGAGACGTCTATGCCGACGTATCGGCGGCCGAGGAGTTCGGCGGCGTGCCCGGTGGTGCCGGACCCGCTGAACGGGTCCAGGACCGCGGCACCGGGCTTGCACCCGGAGAGGATGCACCGCCGGGGCAGCTCGTGCGGGAAGGTCGCGAAATGGGCGCCGGGGAACGGGGTGGTTGCGATCTCCCAGACGTCCCCAGGGTTCTTCCCTTGTTCGTGGCGCCCTTGTGTGCCGGTGCGGTTGGTGTTCTTGACCGACGATGGGTTGACCCACCGTTCCG